CGAGTGACAGCCAAAGCAGGGAAGGCTTCACCAAATTGTCGGAAAACAGATTCAGAGACATTGCTTGGCAGGTGCAAGTAAGGAGCGTCCTCAAAATTGAGGTTGCGTTCCGCAATTGCTACGGCAGAATTGGCAATGGCACCGTTAACGCGCCCTTGCTCTTCAACGCGCAAGAGCTTCTGCGCCGTAATGTGCCAGGATGTCAAACCAATGCGGTCACGACCGCGCGGAACCATCGGTGCGTTGAGCGCAACACGCAGAGCGGCATCTTCAAAAACCACATCGTCAATGTGGTCGATGACTTTTGGGGATGCGATGTACTTAGTGCGATTGTCATGTCGATCGTCGTGGTGCTGATTCAGCACGAAGAAAATGCGAAGCAACGAATGCGCCCAAAGAGCACCACTCGCGATGTGCGCGGCAATATTGCCGAGTTCAAACGCCAAGCCCGTTGCCTGATTTGCCAACGACGGCAGCACACGTGACAAGTATTCAAAGACCGATGCAAGTTCCGGGTGAAAAGGCAACCAATCTGGCAATAAGGAGAAATCAATTGACCAAGGCGGATGCGAAACGTCAACAGGCGGTGAACCAATCGTAAGCGGATCGAGTGACAAAGCGTGGACGGGTCGTTCAGGTATTTCGGCCGCAACATGCTTGACGAGAGCGGCAGCGCCAGCACGCAAACCTTCAGCCGACAGAGCAAGTGCACCTATAGGGTCCGCAGCAATGCTTGTAATGTAAGCGCGTTCAGATTCATGGCCAACTAGAAAGATTTGACCGGGCTCACATTCACGCAGCGTCTTGACGAAATCGTCGAGACCAGTGAACGGGCAAGAATCACGCGCGTGTCTCGGGAGGCCTTTCTGGAAACAGGGGCAATCGGATCGAGTTTTCCGAGAACACGCGACAACGTGGAAGTCAAGATCCGCCTGGCGTGACCAGAACACCAAGTAGTCTGAAAGACTTTCGTCACACATATTAACGAAATAGACAATGCGTTCGACGAGTTCAGTGGTGGTCATCTCCCAATCAGACGGCTCCTTTATCGTCGGCAAAGCTTTCCAGCAGTCACCGGGTCCACCAACGCGACGCGCAGGTGGGGCATTGATCGTGACACCATTAGCGCGGATGATCTCATTGAAAAGCACGTCGAAATCGACAGCTTTAATATCCGGGTATGCGAGATCAGGGGCGCTGCGCTTGGCATAAAAAAGGAGTGCGCGTCTCTCGCGTGCGTTGCGAGTCGTGTAAGTGATGGTGACAGTTTCGAGAGGGCCGAGAGAAAAGGGTTCAACCGAGATCCGCTCGAATTGATAACCAACGAAAGCCAAGAATTCACAAGAAGCAAGGGCATGCAGATCAAAGTCAAACGTGGGTGCAACAAAAGATTCGACGTCGGAAAAATGAGTCGAGCATTCAACATTGAATGGTTTTGTGTCGAGAAAATTGCTGCATGCGAAAAATTGAAGCGCAAGAAAACCCGGGTCAAGATTGACACCACGAAGAGCGTCGGTCACGGTGAGCAGCTGCGTTGTAGACGCCTCAGCAAACCAAAGGATCTGCGCTAGTTCACGTTCTGGAGTCCAGGAATGCCATTCAGAAGAAGGTTGAAGAGCGGCAAAGTTGCGCGCTGCATCAAGTTGACAGGTTTGAAGAATCGCTGCCGGCGAGAGCCGTGCTTCCGAACGATGGGAAGCGGTTCCGAGAGCAATGCCACAAGCCCGCCTGAGTTCAATCAGGGCGTGTGCGAAATCAATGTTAGAATGGACAGAAGCGCGGCCGAAACGTTGGGAGAGATCCCAATGCAACGCAGTTGCAAGAGACCACCGAATGTCGACAGCTCGTTTCTCTTCAGCGTCTTCCAGCTGCGGAACGAGTGCCAACAATTCAGCACGTTGATGGCGGTGGCGGTCATAAGCGCTTTGTCCATGGTACTTGATCGCTTGATAGGCATTATGCCAGCCCATGAACTCGGGCGGGATAGAGAAAGAAGCGTAATCAGAAATGGTGGAAATGTCGGGGTTACGATTCAAAATTTATTGACCACTCCTTAGAGTGGTA